CGGCACAAGATCAAGCCGAATGCCGTCGTCGATCAGTATGCGGACGGGCTGAGCGTCGACCCGTCGCTGGTGGCCTCGGATGATGAGGCAAACGCCGCGGCGCAGGCCGAGCAACAGGCGCTGCAGCAGGCCCAGCAGGCCCAGCAGGCGATGATGTTGGCAAAGGCTGGCAAGGACATGGGGACGACGCCGATGGACGGGGATACCGCGCTCTCTCGGATCGTGCAACAGGTGGCTGGATGAAACTCGGATCAGTGCAATTTGGACCGCCGCACACACCGCACACGATGACGATGGAGGAGGCGAACGCCATTACGAAGCGGCTGATGTCAGAAAATACGCCAGTCGTCGGCTTGCCGATGCGGGCGGGCGATTCGTCCGTCGTGGCGTCGGTGACGTGCTTGTGCCAGCCGGGGAATGGCAGTCTCTTGATTGTGGGCGTCGAGTCCGGCGCCGTGTGTCCGAAGTGCAAGGCAACGTATGCGATTCTCGCTGTCAGTTATGATCGGCGCGTCGGGAAACACCTGCAGATGGAAATTGGCCGCGTGGTGGTGCGTGAAGGAGTGACCTCATGACCGTGTCGACCTCGTTTACCGCCCGCGGCGTCGGGACCATCTTGACGGTGCGTGCCGGCTCGCAGTTCAGTTACGACCTGTCGGGCACGTTCGTCGCCACGATGGTGCTGGAAAAGCAAGAGCGCAATCGCGGGGAATGGCGCACCGTCATCAGTGCGACCACGACCGCCAGCGGGACACTGGTTGCCGAAGAACCTGGCAAGGACCACGCGACCTATCGCTGGCGCTGCGCGCTCTACACCAGCGGGACGGCGGTCACGGCGATCACGGAACTGACCTCGGATGCAGCGGTCGCGTTGCACGACAGCGAAGGCGCGACGCTGTTGTCGGAGAGCGAGGACGGCCTCGAGGTGCCGCTCGGCAAGGTGTTGACCGCGCAAGATGCCAGCCTGACCGATCCCAAACTGCGACGGCGGGTGATCAACGTGTCGGGGAGCACGATTGGCGTCGACAAACTCGTGGCGATCACGGGCCTCGATGCCACCAGCGGGCGGCCGACGATTGTGCTGGCGGATGCGGATGTGGCCGCGCACGACGATGTCTGGGTCACGACGGCGGAGATCCTGACGACGGCGGAAGGCACCGTCACGAAGGGGCCGACGCTTTCCGCCGCGAACCTGAACACGAACAGCGCATCAGCCGCGGGTGATCCCGTCTATCTCTCGACCACGGCGGGCGGCTTCGCACACACGGCGCCGACTGGAGCCACGGCCCGCGTGCAACCGGCCGGGTTCGTGGTGGTCAAGTCGGCCACGGTCGGACAGATTCTCTGGTTGGTGAGTCCGCTGCGCTCTGTGGGCACGAACGAACTCCAGGCGGCCTCGGTGACGCGCACGCGCCTTGCGTCGGGCTTCGCGAAAGTCTCCGTGGTGACGGGCGAGGATGAGACCACGACCCATCAGATCACGGTCACGGGCATGGCGGTGGGCGATGAAGTGGTCGCGGTGCTGGTGCTGACCACGGCGGCGTCGATTGCCACGCTCGCGGCGCATGCGGGCACGCTGACAGCGGCGGCGGACAAGATCACGCCGGGGACCGAAGTCGACAACACCGGCAACCAATATCTCGTCTTCTGGACGGATCTCACGTAAGGAGGCGAGATGGCTGGAACAGTCGTCGTCACGTCGGCGCAGATTGGCAACCACGAACGCGCGTGGCAGCGGTTCTCGGTGGCGTGGACCTCCACGGCAGGTGGGGACGTGTCGGGCAATGGGTTTTCTGTCCCGGCAGGCGAACTCATCTCGGCGCGGTTCATTCCGGGGACGGGCGGCACGGCACCGACGGCGGCGTATGACGTGACCCTGACCGATGGCAGTGTGCCGGATCTGCTGCAGTCAGCGGCGGGCGCGAATCTCTCGGCGACGGTGCCGACGCTCTCGGTCTGGAATCCGCCCGTGTTTCAAGACGGCAGTCGGACCCTTGATGTGGTCGTGGCGAACGCCGGGGACTCGAAGACCGAAACCGTGGTCCTCATCATTCGCACGTAAGAGGCAGTCATGGGCTATCAGTTGCAAATTCTCGACCCAGACGGACAGGTGGCGTTGCGCTGGCCGGCGGGGGGACGCATCGAACGTGAACTGGCGGACGCGATTCTCGAACAGGCGCGCGACAGCGGGTTCGGCTGGTTCGGCTGGTTCTACAGCGAGCGCACGATTCGGAAGGCGATTGCGTCCGCGATTCGCGGTCTCAAGGCGGAAGTGCGACCGACCGATGACACGCCCGTTGGGGCGGGACCGTCGGGTCGGCCGGCGAAGGATCGACGCGAAATCCGAGTGCATGACGCATGCTGAGTATCGCGAACTACGTCTGGGACGTGGACACGCTCTCGTGGGTGCCAGAGACCCAAGGGAGCGGCGGCGGCTCGAGCACGCCCGCGCCACAGACCGGGATCACGCCTGCGACAGCGTCCGTCACCGCGACCTCGTCGACAGCGGTGGCGGCGAATGCGGATCGGGTGCGCGCAAGTATTACGAATTGGGGCGCGAGTGATGTCTGTCTCGCGTATGGCGCGACAGCGGTGTTCGGCCGTGGGGAATATCTCATCGCGGGTGGCGGCTCGACCAATGTCTACACGACGCAAGCCATCACGGCGATTTGCAATACGGCGCTCACGAGCACGCTCGCGATTCAGGAATGGGAATGAGTAGGCGACTCCTCCTCGTGCTCGGCTTCCTCCTCGGGGCGGGGATCGGCTGGCTGCCGCTCTCGGCCCAAGTGAACAATCCGGGGTTGACGTTTGCGCGGTTGGCGAGTCCCCCGGCGAACACCCCACTTGGGTCGGTCACGAATCTCTATTCCCGCGCGTTTATCGGCAATGCGTCCTTGGACCCGTTCGGCGGCGCGATTGACTTCTCGACCTCGATCACCGGCATCGGGGCCACGATGGGGAATACCGCCTTCCGCAATGGGCTGCTGACCAATGTCACGCTGGACCCTTCGGCCACGTTCGGATCCTCGGTCGCGTCGATCTACGCCAACGTCGGCGTGCCTGATACGAACACGCAAACGCTCAGTTCCGCGAACATCACGGGCGTGTTCACGGCAGCCATTCACGCGGGGACGGGACGCTTGGGCGGGCTCTACGGGTTTTCTGCCGATGTCGAGAGCAGCGGCATGGGGCAGGCCACGCAGGTCTGGGGATTCGACGCGGAACTCTATGGCCCGAGCATTGACACGGCCTATGCGTTCTATTCCCGCGATCAAGCGGGGATTGCGACCAACGCCTACTATTCCTGGTTCGATTCCCGAGGCGTGCGCCGGGTGCGCGAGGATGCGACCTTCGACAGTGTGGGGCAGGCGATTGAAGCCCTCTACAATCCGCAGTTCACGAAATATACGCCGGGGGCGACGGACTACGAGCGGGGGGTGGACTACTGGTCAGGGAACGTCTACACCCTGACAACCCAGAGCGGCGGCACCGGCACCTTGCGGGCGATGAATCTAGGGGCGACCGGGGTCCAAGTGCAGGTCAACGGCAAGAACCTGACGCTCTCGGGGAATTTAGTCACGACCGGCGCGTTCAATCCGACCTTCGCGATCCCTTCCAGTTCGACGTGGACCTTTCCGAGTGGGGGCGGCACGCTCTCCACCACGACTGGCACGGTGACGAGCGTCGGCCTATCACTCCCCTCGTTCATCACCGTGAGCAATTCGCCCGTTACGACGACCGGGACGCTCACCGGCACGTTGGCGACGCAAGTCACGAAGACATTTTTGGCTGGACCGGCGACCGGAGCCGATGCGGCACCGACGTTTCGGGTGCTCGCCACAGCGGATCTCCCGTCTGGGACAGGCACAGTGACGAGCATCGCGACCACCTCCCCGATCACGGGCGGCACGATTACCTCCACGGGGACGATTGCCTGTGCGACCTGTGGCGTCACCGGCTCGCCGTTGTCGCAATTCGCCGCCACGACCTCGGCCCAACTCGCAGGCGTGCTCTCTGACGAAACGGGCTCTGGCGTGGCGATGTTCGCGACCGCGCCGGTGATCACGACGAACTTCACGTTCGCGAACGGGCAGGGCTTCTATGACGACGGCGCGAACATCATCGGCCTGCGAAAAACGACCGGCTCGAATCCACAAATTCTCAATCTCTACAACACCTTCACGGACGCCTCGAACTACGAGCGACTGGCACTGAAATGGGCGAGCAACATTGTGACCCTGGGCATGGAAAAGGCGGGCACCGGCACTGCCCGGGCCTTTAACTTGGTGGATTCCGCTGGCGTCGTCGCCCTAGAGCTTCGTGTGAGTGGACAGCCGTTAGTGCTCTCTGGGGCCGCGAACACGGCGGTCTCGAATGGTCTCGCGGCGGTGACGATTCATAATGGGACTGCGTTTCGGAATACCACTGGGACCGCCGAATCGGTGCTCATCAACCCGAATGTCAACCCCAGCACGACATCGACCTACGTGTATCAAGGAGTCTATGTCAACCCCACCATCAACTACTCGGCGGTCACGCCTGGGGCCGGGTCCTATGAAGCCCTGAAACTCGCCGTTGTGGAGACCGCCCTTCCAACCGGGACGAACTACCTGATTCGAGCGAGTGCAGGATCGGCAGGGACCACGGACAAGTTCACGGTCACGAACGGCGGGAACGTCGCGAACGCAGGCACGCTGATCTCAACCGGCGCGGTGACGCACAGCAGCACGACGCTGCTCAGTGGCGATGTCACCTTCAGCGATGCGATCAACCTGATCACCAACGCCACGACGGGGACGAAGTTCGGCACGGCGACTTCCCAGAAACTCGCCTTCTGGAACGCCACGCCCATCGTGCAGCCGGTCAACACCACGGCGATTGACACGCTGCTGACGAACACGGGCCTCCGGGCGTCAGGGGGGACGGCAAACTTCGCGACCTTGGTCAGTGGCACCTATCTCCAGGGGACCACGATCTACTCAGCGGCCGGGACGGCGCTCCCGACGTGTAACGGGGCGGCGGAAGGGGCGCGGGCGGCGGTCTCTGATGCGTTGACGCCGACATTTCTGACGGCCTACGTGAGCGGCGGAACCACACACGCCAGCGTTTACTGCAACGGCACCGCATGGGTGACAGATTGAGGAGTAAATGAGACAGCGGATTCTCGACGGACTGATCGGGGCAGCGGTGATCGGACTCGGGTTCGGGCTGTCCTTGGTCTATCAGGACCATGTGCGGCTGAATCGGATCTGTGAACGCGCGCAGAACGTGTGCGCGGAAGTCATCGCGCCGGAAAAACCAGCGCCAGCGCCGAAAGCACCGGAAGGGGCCAAATGAACCGACTCGTGCTCGCGCTGCTCCTGCTCGCCCTCGCGCCGAAGCCTCCGCACGGGCCGACCTCCCTGTCACTGGCCGCTCGCGTCTGGGACACCACGCATCCGACCGGCGTCGTCCTCCAGAACGATCCGGACGGTGCCCTCGCGCTCGATTTCCCGCAGGCGCCCGACTCGCAGAACTATCTCTATAACGTGAAGCCACCACGCAACCTGTTCAGCGGCGCGACCTCGCTCACTTACACGATGTCCCTCGTCGTCACCGGCACGCCGATCTTCAACTTCATGACCGAGCCGGGGAACACCTGTCCAACGCCTCCTGCCTCCGCGCGTCCGTTCTTCCTCGCCAACAACGATTGGTCCGGCGAGTTCGGCCGCTGGTGGAGCAATCCTTCGGCCTACACCTTGAGCGCCGACAGTGCGCCGGTCGTGCTGACCGTGCCGCTCACGCCGGATCGCTGGTCGAGTGTCTACGGGCGATTCGGAAACGAGGATGCGACGACGCTCGTCGGCTGGAACGATGCAATCTCGCACGTGACCGGGATCGGGCTGACCTTCGGCGGTGGCTGCTTCTTCGGGCATGGCGTGAACGTCTCAGGCGGCACGGCACGATTTCGACTGGAAGGGCTGACGGTGCAATGAGCGACAGCGCCCTGGTCCGTGATACCTCCGACCCACGCCAGCATCAGCACGCGACGCGCACGGTCAAGAGCCGACGCGGGCAGGAATTGGCCGATCTGCGCGCGGTGCTTGCGGAACCGGCGGGCCGTCGCTTCGTCTGGCGACTACTTGAGCGCGTCAACACGTTCGCCTCGATTTGGGAGCAGAGTGCCAAGATTCATTACAACGCCGGCCAGCAGGACGTGGGGCACTTCCTGATGGCGGAAATCAACGAGGCCGACGACACGTTGCTGTTCCAGATGATGCAGGACGCCAGAGCGCGGACGAAGAAAGAAGCGCGGGAGAATGCCTCCGCGCCGTCGCGGACGGATGAGGACGGGCTATAATGCGCGCACACTCTAGGAGATACGTTCAATGACCGATCCAGCGGCAGCCGTGCAGGATCCCCCGACCCCGGCCGCCGACCCCACGCCCGCAGTTCCGGCCACTCCAGCGGTTGCTGAAGTGCCTGCGGCAGCCGCTCCAGCGGCGGACCCGGCCGTTGTTCCGCCCGTGCCAGAGGTGCCGCCTCCCGCCGCGCCTGCGCCTGTCGCAGCTCCGCCGCCCGCGCCGGTCACATACGAGTTGAAGTTGCCAGACGGAGAAGCATTCGACCTAGACGCCTTTACTGCGCGCGCGCGATCTAAGGGCTGGTCGAACGAAGTCGCGCAACAGGAACTCGACGAGCAAATCACTGGCCTCAACGCGATGGGCGATCGTTTCCGAGAGGAAACCAACGCTCATACCGAAATCGGTGGCGCGAATCTCGAAGCGACGAAGGCCGATGTTGCACGCGCTCTGAACAAGTTTTTGCCGGTTGGCACGCCAGAGCGCGAGCGCTTCCGCAAAGACATGGAGCAAATGCGAGTCGGTGACTATACCCCGTGGGTATTGTTCGTCGCGCGCGTTGGGAAGGCTATGCGTGAAGACACGCACGTCGCGGGGCGGTCGGGTGCCGCGCCGCGGAAATCCCTCGAAGAACGGCTCGTGGGCGATTAGGCCGCACGAGTCTTTAGGAGTCAGTCACTATGGCGACACTCACGGTCGGCAATCCGACATTGCTCGACTTCATGGCCTCGCTGGATCCGAATGATCGGGTCCAGGCCGCGATTGAAGTCCTCAACCAAATGCTCGCGATCACGGATGATGCCGTGGTCATCGAAGCCAACGGCCTCACGGGACACACCTCCGTCGTCCGCACCGGCATTCCGGCGCCGACGTGGCGCAAACTCTACGGCGGTGTGCAGCCGACCAAGAGCACGCGCGCCAAGGTCACGGATGACTGCGGCATGCTCGAGAACTACAGCGAGATCGATCAGGCGCTCGCGGATCTGAACGGCAACGCCTCGGCCTTCCGCGCCTCCGAACACATGGCCGTGCTCGAGGGGTTCAAGCAGGAAATTGAGTCCACTTTTTTTTATGGCAATTCCAGCACGGAACCGGAAGCCTTCACGGGGCTGGCGCCGCGCTTCAACGACACCACGGCGGCGAACGGCGATCACGTCATTCTCGGCGGATCGGCCGACACCGACAACACGAGCATCTACCTCGTGGGGTGGGGCCGGAACACGGCGCACCTGTTTTACCCGAAGGGCAGCAAGGCCGGATTCCAGATCACCGACAAGGGCCTGGTCACGGTCGAGAACGTCGACGGGTCCGGGGGACGGGCCGAGATGTATCGGACCCACTTCCGCTGGGATGTGGGCTTCGCGGTTCCTGACTGGCGCTACATCGTCCGCATCGCCAACATCGAAGTGTCGGCGCTGACCAAGGCGGCAAGCGCGGGCGCGGATCTGGTGGACCTGATGACGCAAGCGCTGGTCATCATCCAGTCCTTGAGCGGCGTGCGGCCGGTGTTCTACGTCAACCGGACGATCGAATCGTTCCTGCGTCGCCAGATGGTGAACTTCGTCAAGCAGTCGACGCTGATGATGGACGACATCGGCGGCAAGCGGGTCATGACCTTCGACGGGATCCCGGTGCGGCGCAGCGACGCCATTGTCAACAACGAAACGCTGGTCGCGTAAAGGAGACCACGATGATACTTGACGAACGGACAGAATTTGCCGATGCGGTGTCGGTCGCGGCCGTCGCGAGCACGATCCTCGTCGGCGATGTGATCGACCTTTCGGTGGTGCGCGACATTGGCAATATGTCGCGCCTCTACTTCGTGATCACGGTGGACACGGAAATCATCACGGGTGGATCGGCGGGGACGATCATCTTCAGCCTCGCCTCTGATGCTCAAGCGGCGATTGCGACCGATGGCACGGCCACGGTGCATTTTGCCAGCCGGTCATTCGTGACGGATGACTCAGCCGCGAATGACGCGATTCTGAACGCGGGCGGGATGCCCGTCTGCGTGCAGTTGCCCTCGGAAGGGCCGGCGTATGAACGGTATCTGGGCGTGCTGGCAACGATCGTCACCACGACCACGACGGCCGGGAAGATCAACGCGTTCCTGTGCGCCGATCCGAAGAAGTGGAAGGCGTATCCCGATTCGATCTAGCGGGCAGTGACGACGGGCCGCTGGCACGGGCTGGCGGTTCGTCCCTTTCCAGGGGATGTATGGCGAAAACGCAAGTCTCAGTCTCGAGTGCGTGGCCGAAGCGAGTCCGTGCGCTCCGTAACGGCTTTTTTGGACACGGCGAAGCGGGCACGCGCATCCGAGCGGGGCGGACGTTCACGGTGAACGATCCGAAAGACTTCTCGCCTGGGTGGATGGTCGAAGTGCCGTGGAACACGCCGGATGACCTCGCGGAACAGTTGCGCGTGGCGCAGGAAGCGCCGACGCGGCGGAATGCGAACAGCAGCGGCACGTTTGTTTCACAGATGCGGGCCAAGCCCACGCTGCCGGCGAGAGGTGATGCCGAAGACACGACACCGACCGGCGCGGCCGACGTGCTGTGACGCTGCTCTCGAAGTGCTGCCGTGCGTTGCTCATGAAACGTGGCTGACGGCTGGTGTGCTCCTCGTGCAGGAAGCCCGCAGCCGCCTCTAAGCCCTGTAAATAAATGGCCTACGCCCATTCCCAACGCCTCGCGGTGCTGCCGAATGGGGGGCTGTATGATTTTCCCTTCCTGATCTCCAGCGACCTTGATCCGGTCATCCTGGCGCTGGCCTCACGTCTGCGCTCCGTCGCCAATGGCGGGGAGTGTGGGGCCCACGAACCCGTGTTCTACGCCGATTCTGCGCTGACCGACCTCCTGCCGTTTGAGACGGTCGAATACGACCCGGTCACGGGTCTGCTGAAAGAAGCATGGGCCGGCGAAGAGGACGACCCGCGCGGGTTTTACTACATGGCGTGGGGCGCGACACCCGCGCTCGGGAGTTCGCTCGAAGACCCTGATACCGTCTGGGCCGCCTACGTGTCGACCCCATCCGTGGCGGAAGTGACGCCGCCGACGACGCACGGGTTTGTCGGGCATTTCTCGGATGATGCGGCGGATAGCATCGTGCACAATTCGTGCAACTCGGCCACGGGCGAAGCGGCGTGGCGGGGCAATACCGATCTGACCGAGGATCGGACGACGGTCGGCCTGATCGGGAAAGCCTTCGATTTTCCGGCGGGGAGCGGGTTCGATGTCGTCGACATGGACGAGATCATCCGGCTCGAAGGCGCGACCACGCCGGAGCTCGAGATTCAGGCGCAGTTCAAGCTGCGGAGTTACAACGGCGCTGGGAGTCAGTTGGTCTGCACCTACTACTTCTCGGATGTCGGCTATGCGTTCAAGGTCACGAGCACGGGGTTTCTGCTGCTCGCCGGGACGTTGCCGGGGCCACTCCTGACGGGCACGACGCACATCGCGCTCGACACCGTCTATAAGGTGACGGCGCAGATCGATCATGGCGTGGGGACCATCAAGATCGGCAAGGTGGTCGAAGCGACGGGCGCGCTGAACAATCCGAGCCTCGTGGGGGTCGGCATCGGGGCCGAGACCACGATCATCGGCGGCATCGTCAACGGCGAATTGTTCGACGGCGTCATCGACGAAGTGCGGATTCGGCTCGCGATCGGCACCGTCCATGAGATCCCTGATGTCACGCCGCCAAGCCTCGTCTGTGACGAACTGCCCTCGGGCGAAGCGCATGTGCCCTATACGGCGCTGCTCACGGCCACAGGGGGCGTGGAACCCTACACGTTCTCGATCATCTCAGGCGCCTTACCTAATGGCCTCTCGTTGAACAGTGCCACGGGCCTCATTAGCGGCATTCCGACCGAGTCGGGCGACTTCACGTTCACGGCGCGCGTCACGGATGCGAACGACGACACGGACGGGATCGACTGCGAGATTGTCATCACCATTGAAGAATGCGGGTGCTGTGTGTCCACTCAGATTCAAGTCATCAATCAGGCGCTTCTACGAATTGGCGTCTCGCAAACCATCACGGCGCTCGATGAAGCGAGCCGCGAAGCCTACACGGGCGCGCTGCTCTTTCTGCCGGCGCTGCAAGAGACGTTGCGGGCCTATCCGTGGTCCTTTGCGACCAAATATCTCAAGTCGACGGATGCCGGGGCTGGCGATGACATGGAATTGATTGACGGCGAACCGACCGACCCGATCAACGGCGATTGGGTCTACTCGTATCGCTATCCGACCGATTGCCTGTTCGCACGGCGGCTCGTGAATCCTGGGAGTGGACGACGGTTCGATCGCAAGCCGATTCCCTTTCGCGTGGGGCGCACGATTACCGGCGTGCCGGCCACGGAGGAACTCGTCATCTTCACGAACCAAGTAGATGCCCAACTGGAATACACGGTCTATGTGCCCTGCTCTGCGAACTTTTCGGATGCGCTCTTTGAGAACGCGCTGGCGTGGAACCTGGCGAGCAAGATGGCGCCAAGTCTGAGCCGTGAGCCGAAGATGGCACAGATGGCGTGGGGGATGTATCTGGCGACGTTCGATACGGCGGCCGTCGTCTCCAGTCGCGAGCATCAGCCGGAAGCGCACGGCGAAGCGGAATGGATTGAGGGGCGATGAACTCTCTGCGCCCTGCGTCTTATCGCGTTGACTCCGGCACCACGATCAGGGGTGGATTCGAACCACATTCACCGGATGGTCCAGTTACGGGGACAGCCATCACTGAGCAAACCGCTGTCGACGGGCGGATACGCCAGATCCGCTACCGCTGCTGCGTGACGCAGAGAGTTCGGTGAGTGTAGCACAGTGACTCAGAGCGTCATACAACGGTCATTTTCTTCTGGCGAAGTAGGGCCAGCGCTCGGCGCTCGAGCCGACACGGTCAAATACCTGTCGGGGCTGGCCGTGTGCCGGAACTTCATGGTGCAGCGCCACGGCACGGTGACGAACCGCCCCGGCACGCGCTACATCGCGACGGTGAAGAACTCCGACGATCCGACGCGCTTGATTCCGTTCATCTTCGAGGCGGGCGATCAGACCTACGTGCTGGAGTTTGGGGACGGGTATATCCGGTTCTACTGGCATCACGCGCCGGTCATCGTCACGAGTGTCCCGGCGTATGCGGGCGGCACGGCTTACGTGGTCGGGGATGTGGTCGTGTCGGCGGGCATCAATTACTACAGCATTCAGGACGGGACCGGGCACACGCCCGCGAGTTCGCCGCTGTTCTGGTATCCACTGACCGACGACATTTACGAGATTCCCACGCCATACATCGCGGCTGATGTCGGGCGGATCAACTTCGCGCAGCAGGCCGATACGGTCATGCTCGTGCATCCAAGTTATGCGCCGCTGGTCTTACAACGCTTGGGCCATACGACGTGGCGGCTGATTCCGTTCGTGACCACGCCAAGCATCGATGCGCCGACCGGCTTGGGCGCGAGTGCCGGCGGGGCGGGGACGGCGGAATATCACTACGTGGTCACGGCCGCGAAGATCGACAGCTACGAGGAAAGCTACGCCTCGAACCAAGTCGACAGCACGGGCGTGGCGACGCCGACCGTGCTTGCGCCGAACGTGCTGACGTGGACGACCGTCACTGGCGCAGCCGAATACTACATCTACAGCGATCCCTACGGGAACGGCGTCTTCGGGTTCATCGGCACGGCCACAACCAATGCGTTCAACGATGTCGGCGTGCTCCCTGATTTCACCGTCACACCACCGACGCCGCAAGTGCTCTTTGATTCGACGGACAATTACCCGAGCGTGGTGGGTTACTTCCAACAACGGCTCGTCCTGGCGAACACGAACAACGACCGCGAAAAGGTCTGGATGTCGCAAGTCGGGGCGTATACGAACTTCTCCATCTCCACACCGCTCCAAGACGACGACGCCATCAGTTTCGTGCTCGACAGCGACTATCTGAGTCCGGTCGGGCATCTCATCCGCCTGAAGAACCTGATCATCTTCAATGACTCGGCGGAATGGGTCATCAAGGGCGATCCAGCGGGCGGGATTACCCCACTCGCCATCAACGCGAGTCAGGAAGGCTACGCGGGCGCCTTGGCCTACGGCGGCGTGGATCAACATCATCAGGCGCCGCGGTCCTCGGTGCGGCCGATTGTCATTGGCAACACCATCCTCTACATCCAAGCCCGCGGCACGGTGATCCGTGACTTCCGGCAGGAGAACACGCCGGCCGGGGAAGCCGACTACGGCGGGTCCGACCTGACCATCTTTTCACCGCATCTCTTTTTCGGGCATGCGCTGACGGGGCTTGCGTATCAGCAGCAGCCGCATTCGATCGCCTGGATCGTGCGCGAAGACGGCGTGCTTCTGGGCTGCACCTATCTCCGCGAACAGGAAATTCTCGGCTGGCATCGCCACGATACCGGGGCGGCTGGGGAGTTTGAACAGGTGCTCGTGGTGCCTGACCATGACATTGGGCTGGCCGGCGAAGACGTGGTGTATTTCATCGTCAAGCGCACGATCGACGGGGCCACCGTGCGGTTCGTGGAACGCTTTGCGTCGCGGGAAGTGACCGACGAAGATGCGTTCTTTGTCGACGCGGGCCTGAGTTACGATGGGGCACCCGTGACCACGATTACGAACCTCGATCATCTCGAAGGGGAAATTGTCGCCGTGCTCGGGGATTCACAGGTCGAATTTGACGGCGATCCGACGGCGGCGAATGCGGAGACCTACCGCGTGACGGGCGGGTCGGTGACGCTCTCGACCTCTTACGGCGTGATCCACGCGGGCTTGCCGATTCGATTTGCGGAGATTGAAACGCTCGACCTCGATGTGCAGGGGACGAGTATTCGCGACAAGCGCAAGCGCACGCAGGCGTCCACGATTCTGGTAGAGACGACCTCGCCCAATCTGATGGTCGGCCCTGACGCGACACATCTCTTCCGGTGGCGGCCGGAACCGTGGGATCCACGGGCCACGCGCGATGTCACGGATCAACTCGAAACGAATCTGACCGCGAAGTTTGAAGCCACGGGCAAGGTGCGGATTCGCGTGACAGATCCGCTCCCCTGCACTGTGCTCGGCATCATTCCGAGCGTGGAGCTCGGCGGGTGAGTCGCATGCACGCGCGCCTTCTGCCTGTTGACGAATGGCCGCGATTGACCGGGACCGAACTGGAACAGGTCTGGCCGCACCTGAATGACGATCACGCGCGCATCGTGGTCGTCGAGCAGGACGGGCAGATTATCGGGTGCTGGTCCGCCATTCGGTATTGGCACGTCGAAGGCGCGTGGGTGCATCCGGCGCACCGGAAACGCGGGCGGGTCGTGCAATACGCCATTGCCTTGATGTTCTCGACGCTGCGGGCGCTCGGGGCCGGCGCCGTGCTGACCGGGTCGCTGACGGAGGATACCGATGCGCTCATTCGACATCTCGGCGGCAATGAATTACCGGGGCGGTCGTTCGTGATTCCGCTCGGGCCGATCGGTCCATCCTTGGGAGCCAAGCCGCCATGCCTGCAGTAATCCCGATCATTATCGGTCTCACGGCGGCTGGGACCGCGGTCTCGGTCGTCGGTCAGATCAAGGCGGGGAACGCCGCAGCAGAGGCGGGGCGCGCGCAACTCTCAGCCGGGGAAGCCGCCAACGACCTCGAGCTGTATAACGCCGATGTCGCACAGGCGATGGCGCGCGATGCCATCGTGCGGGGGCATGACGAGGAAACGCACTTCCGCGCGGGCGTGCGGACGCTCATCGGCTCACAGCGGGCCGGCTTCGCGGGGCAGAACGTCGATGTCGGGGTGGGCTCGCCAGTGGATGTCAACGCCGATGCCGCGTATCTGGGTGAACTGGACGCGCTCACGATTCGGACCAATGCGACACGGGAAGCCTTGGGCTACCGGGCGGAAGCGGAACGAGCGGTGCGACGCGGGGAAATTGATGTGAAGACAGGGCAGTATGCGGCGGCAGCCGGCGAGAGCGCACAATCGGGCAGCCGATGGGCGGCGGCTGGCACCATTCTCGGATCGGCCGCACAGACAACCGGCCTGTTGGCGACTCGTTACGGATGGAACAAACCCAAGTGATGATGACCCATGCCTCGCGTTGAAGCCTACGGCCCGCGTCGGGTGCAGTCTCGGCCCCTGCCGAATACCAGTGTCGACACGACGCAGGCGGTGCCGAGTGCGGCTGCGCTCGGGGGAGCCGCCGCGCAAGGGCTGGAGTCTTTCGGCCAACAAACGACACAAGCCGGATTCGGACTGCTCGCAGAATCGAACCGGATGGCTGAGGACGCGAAGCGCCGCGCCGATCAACTCGCCGTGCTCACGGCCTCGAATCAACTTGACACCTTCGTCAACGGCCGCCTCTATGCCCCCCAGGAAGGCGCCTTATCCGTCAAGGGCAAGGATGCGATGGGGTTGGGCGTGCAAGTCGGGACGGAGTTCGACAACATCGCGGACACTATCGGCAGCAAGCTCTCGAATCCCGATCAGAAAGCGGCGTTTCTCCGTGAACGGTTCTCGACCCGCCAGCGGCTCAACGAAACGCTTCGGCGGCATGAGTCCACGGAACGCCAGCAGTGGGATCTCGAAGAGACGAACAAGGGCATCGAGAACGCACGGAATGACGCGATTGCGGGCGCGGCGGATCCGTTGAATGCGCCGTTGAAGATCAAGAATGCGCTCGACCGGCAAGCGGCGCTGATTGGCGACTTCGCGACCCATAACGGCCTCGGGCCGGAAGCACGGAAGGCGCAACTTGATGAGGCGCGGACGAACACGCACGTCGGAGTCATCGGCGCGTTTGTCTCAGCGGGACAAGACCGCAAGGCGCAGGCGTATTTCGATGAGGTGAAGGATCAGATCGCCGGACCGAAGCGCGCGGAGGCGATGCGGTTACTTGAGGCCGGATCGGTGCTCGGAGAATCACAGCGCCAGTCTGATCGCATCATGGCGACGATGCCGACCGAAGACGAAGCGCTGAAGGCGGCGCGCGCCATCGAAGAACCGAAAGTGCGTGATGCGGTCGAGGCGCGGGTGATTCACGAGTGGGGACTGCGGAATCAGGCGAACCATGCCGCCCATGAGCAATCGCTGGTGACGGCCGGTAACCTCATCGATCAGAATCCTCGGCTCGGGACGCGGGCCATTCCGCCGGCGCTCTGGGCCAGTCTGACGGTCGATCAGAAAGAGAACTTCGAGCGCTACGCGAAGCGCCTGATCGATCCGGCTGGCGTCAAGACGGACTGGAACACGTTTTACGACCTCCTGACGCTCGGGAGCAACGAGGGCACGCGCGAGAAGTTCGCCCAGATTTACCTAGCGGATCCAAAGTATCGCTCCAAGCTCGGGAATGCGGAGTTCAAGCAACTCGCGGAATTGCAGGCGTCGATTCGCAAGGGCGACATGACGAACGCGAACAAGTTGCTTGTGTCCGAGCGGACGCAGAGCCAGATTGCGGATCAAGCGCTGCTGTCGATCGGCTTCGACCCGACCCCGGCACAACCAGGGACGAGGGGCTACAGCAAAGAGAACACCGACCGGGTGATTGCCTTCCGTCGCGCACTCAGGGAAGCCGTGGCGACGAAGGAAACGCAGACCGGCAAACATGCCACGGATGAGGAAGTGCAAGCGATTGCCGATACGCTGGTGACGCCGACCGGCTCGAAAGTGACGAAGCCGCACACGTTCTGGTGGGATACGACTGGGCCGACGTTTGCCTTCGAGAGTCCGGTCGGCATGCGGAGCCGTCTCGGATTGCCGTCGCACGGGGCGGTGACAGCGCTCTCCGACATTCCGGCGCAAGAGCAGCAGCAGATCCAGGCCGCGTTGATCAAGGCCGGGAAGCCGGTCACGGCCGCCGCGGTCGTCGCCCTCTACAACCTCGCGCGCGAACGCATGGCGCGCTGATGCCGATCAATCCCTACGATGACCTCTTGGCGGGCGCCCAAGCGCCAAGTGCGAATCCTTACGACGAGGTGCTACGGGAGACCCATCAAGATCAGGTGATTGGCCTGAAGTCGGCCGTGCGGCAGTCGGCGGATACGACGCCCGAGACGGCCGCGCGCACGCTCCGGTTGGCTGAGCAGTTCAATGTGCCGGCTGATGTCGTCAAACGCAACCTGTCCCTGTTTGAGAAGCGGGCCACGCTCGAAGCGCCGAATTATGACCGGCTGCTGACCGAGGCGCCTGCGCTCGCGGCGTTTGCCTCACAGCCTGACCATGCCGCCCTCGTCAAGGACGATCTGCCGGCGCTGACCACAATGGAACGGCTCTGGAAGGTGCCGCGGAACCTCGCTGGCGCGGCCGGGGCAGGACTCTTGGACTTCGCCCAAGGATTTTACGGCTTCGAGCAGGCTGCCTACGATGCCTTGGGACTGCCCTCTTGGGCCGCCAGGGGCGCTCAGAGCGCGCTGGTGGCGGGACAGTTGGCCGAACGGGTGAAAGGGCCACAGACGGGCGCTGGGCTCGTGGAACGCAGCATTTACGGCGGGGTCGAATCCATCGGCAACATGGCACCGTCGCTCATTCTCGGGGCCATCAGTGGGGGCACGTCGCTCTTGTCGTTGGTCGGCCTCACCACGGGCGGGCAGACCTACGCGCAAGCGCGCGGGCAAGGCGCGAGCGTGGGGCGCAGTCTGGCGGCTGGGTCGATTCAGGGCACGATCGAAGTCGCGACGGAGTTCATTCCAGCCCATCGGCTGCTCAAGGATCTGACCGCCAAGAGCGGAATGCTCACGATTCTGGCGCATCAGCTTGTGCCTGAGATTGCCGGGGAGCAGGTTGCGACGGTCCTGCAAGACTTGAACGAATGGGCCTTCCTGCCGGCGAACAAGGACCGGACGTTTGCCGACTACCTGCGTGAGCGCCCGTCGCAGGCGGCCGCGACACTCATCAGCACGATCACGGCAGTCGGGGCCACGTCGGTGGCGGGTCATGCGGCGGGCCATCTGATCGACAAGCTCGGGCAGGCGGCGACGGAGTCCAAGACGCTCCAGCGCAGCCCGGAGAAGCTGGCCGAATTGGTCGACCAAGCCACCAAGGATACGCCGGCCGAAACACTCTACGCCCCGATCGAGACGTGGAACACCTATTGGCAATCGAAGGGGATCGACCCGGCGCAGATTGCCCAGGAAGTGACGGGCAGTCCCACGGCCTACTTCGAAGCGGCGCGCACCGGCGAAGATCTGCCGATTCCGACCACGGCCTACGTCGCGAATCTTGCCGCCACGGAGCACAACGCCTTTTTCGCCAAAGAACTCAGGCTAGCGCCCCGGCAGATGAACGCGCGGGAAGCCGAAGCCTTTGGCAAGAATCTGCCGATCGAACCGCCTGTGTCAGAAACGATACAAGCACCGTCTGCGGTGCGCGAGGCCATCACGGGGCAACTCGTGGCGGCCGGGATGGAACGGGGGACGGCGGAAACGACGGCGGCCATCCTCGGGCCAGCCTTTCCGAATGTGGCCGATCGGGTCGGGCTGGATGTGGAGGCGCTGACCCGTCAATGGTTGCCGGAGGTAGTCTCCGGCACAGAGACGCCGCCGACCGCTGGTGTGCAGGCTGAATCCGTCGCGGGTGCCCCCCCGTCTGCGGTGGCTGCCGCGCCAGCGTCGGCGGCCCTGTTTCAATCGCTGTTCCACGGCTCGCCGCACGATTTCGAGCGGTTCTCCACCGAAAAGATCGGCACAGGGGAAGGCGCGCAAGCCTATGGACACGGGCTGTATTTCGCAGAGAATCCGAACGTCGCGGAGGGGTATCAGCGCTCAGTGAGCGAGCAAAAAGCTCGTTTCGTGGAGGATGGCGTCGGCATTAGCGATGATGCCGCGCGACGAAAAATCGCTGACCATCTGTATACGACGCTCGACGACATCAGCAAGCCCGTTGCTGATTCTGTTGCCACCACAACGATTCAATACATTTATGCGGGACGTAGCGCGGAAGACCTCATCAAGACATACAGCGACCTCGTCAAGGAACGGCCAGAAGAAGCGCAGAACTTTCGACGCTATCAACTAGCAGCCGAGTTTGCCTCGCGATATACGGTTGAAAAGCCCGCTGGCCGTCTCTATCAGGTCGACATTCCAGACGAGCAGATCGCCAAAATGCTCGACTGGAACGCGACGTTTAGCGAACAGCCGCAGAGCGTGCAGGAAGGATTGCGGCGTCTGTGGAAAGAGAAAGGCGGAGCCGACACCGCCCGTCCCTTTACGGCCCACGCGGGTGCGACCGGCGAATCGATCTACGCAGCGGTGGCGGTGTCGTTCGGCGGCACGGGGAACGAAGCCGCGATCACGGCAGCGGCGAGCAAGGCGCTCTTGCGGGCTGGCATTCCCGGTTTGCGCTATCTCGACCAAGGCTCACGCCGCATTGTGCGACCGTCATATCAAGGAGATCCCGCCTATCTCCACGCGGCGGAATCGTTCAAGCAATCAGGGGCAACGGCCGATGAAGCATTCGATGGGCTGAAGGACGCCTATCCCAACGCGACACCCGGCCAGCGTGAGGCGGCCGTGTCTGAGGTCTACGACCTCCGGCCAAAGGAAACGCGCAACGTCGTGGTCTTCGATGATTCGATTGTCGACATCACCCACAAGGATGGCACGCCCGTTACCGCCAAGGAGCGCCAAGAGTTCTTCCAAGCGCAGGACGCGAACAAAGAGGAACATCTCGGGGCGTTCTCGATGCGCCCCGGTCAGACGCCGCTGATCCAGCTTTTCGAGGGCCGAAATCTCTCAACCATTTACCACGAGTTCGGAGGACACCTGTTCCTCGAAATGATGGGGGACATTACCGACCAACTCGGCACGCTGGATCCTTCGACGCTGACGCCATCGCAGCAGCGGTTCATGGCCGATTACCGCGACATCATCCTGCCGTATCTGGGCGTGGAGTCTCGTGCGCAAGTCGGCACGCCGGAGCATGAGAAGTTCGCACGGAGCTTCGAGGCGTTCATGCTCGAAGGCAAAGCACCGAGCGCTGAATTGCGTGGCGTCTTTGCGAAAGTGCGCTCGTGGATGATCGGCATCTACCGGAACCTCGTGGGGCTGAGTCGCGCGGCAGGCTTCGACATCCACCTGACGGATGACGTGCGCCGGGTGTTTGACCGCTTACTGGCGAGTGATGCGGCCATTGAAGAGGCGCAGCGAGAGGCGAAGGTCTCGCCGTTGTTCCTCGATGCGACCACGGCCGGCATGACGGAGCCAGCTTTTGCCGCCTACCGCGACGTGGTGCAAACGGCGTCCGATAAAGCCAAGGCGGACTTACAGGATCAGGCGCTCCGCGACTTGCAGCGCGAACAGCAAGCATGGTGGAAGGCCGAACGGAAGACCATGCGGGCCGAAGTGACGGGCGAGATACACCAACAGCCGGTGTATCGGGCGCGCGCGGCCATCCTGAGGGGCATGAATCCCGATGGCACCTCCCTGACGCCGGGGCAAACGCCCGTTCCGCTCAAGGGCCTCAGCCCTGATGTGCTCGCGGATCAATTCGGCTTTGCGTCTGGGGATGAACTCCAGAAGGCGTTGAAAGCCGCGCCGCCGATGGGGACGGCCATCAAGACCGAGACCGACCGCCGGATGGTGGCGAAGCATGGGGATCTGGTGCTCGATGGCCGACTGGCGGAGCGCGCGCAAGCCGCCGTCATGGATCATCGGCAAGCCGTGGTGCAAACCGAACTGCGCGCGCTTGCCACGACGATGGCGGGCACGATTCCCTCGGCGCAAGTGCTCAAGGTCGAAGCGCAAAAGCGCATCGCCGGGACCAAGGTTCGAGACCTCCGCGCCGGGTCGTTCCTCGCAGCAGCGACGCGCGCCAGTCAACGGGCGTTTGACCTCCTGAACACGAATCAGGACCGGCAAGGGGCCATCCTCGCCAAGCAGCAAGAACTGCTGAACCTGGCGCTCTACCGCGAAGCCACAGCGGTGCGGGACGAAATCGACGCCGCACAGTCACAGTGGAAACGGCTGTTTCGGCCTGATGCGAATCTTGCGAAAACGCGCTCGATGGAGTATGTGTCGGCGGCTCGAGCGCTTGTCGCGCCGCTGGTCTATCCGGATCGCGTGGCGGATGTCGAGAATGCGCTGACCACGCTTCGCACCTACGATCCGCAAGTCTCAGAACTGCTCGATCACTATCTCGATGTGGGGCGCGTGCAGGGGCCGCTCGCACAGGTCACGGTCGATGACTTCCGCGGCGTGCGAGACCTTGTGGCTGCGCTCTGGGACACCTCGAAGCGGGAAGGCCAGATCGAGATTGATGGTCAGTTGGTCTCGAGGGAGACCGCTCGAGCGGCGATGGTCGCGCAGCTCAAGACCCGCGGCGAGGCGCCTTACGCTGACATCGGCGTCGCAGGCCGACCGAGCAAGTTCGATCATCTCAAGAATCTGGCACTCGGCGGCGAGGCGTGGCTCTCGCGCGTGGAGTTCTGGGTCACGGCGATGGACGAGGGGCAACTCGGCCCATTCCGAACGTATCTGTTCAATGCCGTCAAGGACCGAGTCAACGTGTTTCGGCGGGCCAAGGTGCAGCGGCTCACGGAGTATCGCGCGCTGCTCGATCCGATTCAATCGACCCTAACCACGGCCAAGATTGCCGCGCCTGAACTCTGGGCGTTGAACAAACAGGGCGAGCGCGTCTCGTATACGTTCGGGGCGGATGGCACGGGTGGCATGTCCGAACTGCTCGGCGCGTTGCTCCACACCGGCAATCGCACTGGTCCCACGAGCAATATGGCGAAGTGGCTAGTCGGCCGGGGATGGGGCACGATTGATGACCATGACGTGCTAGATACGTCTCGGTGGGACGCCACAGAAGCCCGACTGCAACGAGAGGGTGTGCTCACCAAGGCACATTACGATTTCGCGCAAGGCATCTGGGATCTGTTTGAGTCGCTGAAGCCGGAACTTCAGAAGGCGCACCACGCGATCTACGGTTTCTACTTCAAGGAGGTAAAGGCCGATCCGATCGAGACACCGTGGGGCACCTACCGCGGCGGCTACGTGCCGGCGTTGGCCGACCCGCTGATGTCGAAGGCGGCGGAGATTCGCAACGAGAAACAGATGTCGTTTGAGTCTGGGACGAGCTTTACGCTGCCGACCGTGGGCCGTCGTTCGACCATTGCGCGCGTGCGCGTCTTTGAACCGCTGGCGATGAATCTGGCGTTTATTCCGCAACATCTCGACTGGGCGTTGCGGTTCACGCACATTCAACCGGCCGTCAGAGACGTGTCGCGGCTCGTGACGGATAAGGGACTTCGTAGCGTGCTTGATGGATATGACCCGCATGCGGGGGCGGATCTCCTGATGCCGTGGCTGATGCGCTCGGCCACGCAACGGATCAACGAAGCTGGGAAGTGGAAGGGGCTGGATCGGTTCATGACGGCGGTGCGGACGCGCACCGGCCTACAGGCGCTGGCGTATTCGGTCAACAACGGGCTGCAACAGTTCACGGGCGCAATCGTGGCGGGCGTGAAGATCGAGAACAAGCGGTTTATGCTCAACGCCGCCTGGCGCTATCTCAGAGCGCCGCAAGAGATGGGCACGATGATCCGTGAAGAGTCGGCCTTCATGGATACGTTTCTCACCTCACAAGCGATTGAGATCGAGCAGCAAGTCAACGACATCCTGCTGAATCCGTCCGTCTACGGGAAGGCGGCCGCGTTCACACGCGCGCATAGTCAGATCCTCGCGAGCGGGTCACAGAACATCGTAAATCACATCGTGTATCTCGCGGCGAAGGATGACGCGGTTGCGAAAGGCGTGCATGGATTCGATGCCGTGCGCTACGCGGACAGTATCGTGCGGCAGACGCAAGGCTCGTTCTTTCCGGAGGATGTCTCACGGTTTGAAGCGAATACGCCCTTCGTTCGGTCGATGGCGATGTTCTCGACCTACTTCAACATGTTGCTGAATTTGACGACGACCGAGACCGGGATCGCGATGCGCTCGGATCGTGGGCTCGCGGCGCGCGTCGCACGCATTGGCTCGGTCTGGACGCTCGGCCTCCTGCTCTCATCGGCCGTGAGTAACGGCATTTTGAATGCGCTGAGCGGCAACTGGGACGACGACGACGACGACACGCATCTAGACGAAATCTTCAACCTGTTCCTCGGGTCATCGGTGAAGACGGCATTCTCCATGTTCCCGATTGCGGGGCAGTTCGCGACGGCGGCGTTTGGGGCGGTCTATACCGATCAGAGTTACGATGACGACATTCGCATTTCCCCCACGGCCGGGATGATCGGCTCGGGCATCAAGGATCTCGCGGGCCACAGTTCGCGGAAGCAGGAAGTCAAGGACTTTCTCAGCATCCTCGGGCTGATCACGAATCTTCCCCTTGGAGCCCTCGGCAAGCCGATCGGCTACCTCATGGATGTGCAAGACGAGAAGACGGCACCTGAGAACGCGCTCGACGTGGCGCGCGGGCTCGTGACAGGGCGAGGGGCACCGAGGCCATGAGACAGCGGAAGGGCTATCACAACGTCGTCGGCGGCCTCACGGGACCGGCGGGACAGACCGGATCGACCGGGGCCCCTGGGACGGCGACGGTCATCCAAGGACCGCCGGGACCGCAAGGCTTCGACGGGGCTGATGGCCTCGATGCCTTCGGGATTCCGGGGCCACGCGGGGACCGAGGGGCGACTGGCGCGTCCGGGGCCACGGGCACGGCAGGCGGCATGGTGCAGATCGCGCAGATCGTCTGCGCGGGCAGCCAGACCACGGTCGACTTCACGAGCATTCCCGGCACGTATACCTCGCTCAAGATTCTCTATGACGTGCAGGACACGCAGGCGGGCACGGACGGGGTGATCGCGCGGGTCAGGATCAACAACGATGTGACGGCGGCGGACTACAGTTCGACGTATCGGATCGGGAGTCAAAACAGCAGCGCCTACGCCACGCCGGTGACGCCGACGATTGCCGGGGCGTTTTGGGCGGCGATTCCGCAATCAGGCAATACCGACATCGCCGCGACGGGCGAGATCACCCTCATCAACTATGCGCGCACCGTCTTTCAGAAGCGGATCCTTATTGCGCACGGCTACGATGATGGGACACTTGGCGGCAATATTGGCCTGTTTACGTTTCGCTTCAAATCGACGGCCCCGATCACGCGCGTTACGTTCGCCACGGAAGGCACGGCCTTTACGAATGGCTCGACGTTCACCCTCTACGGTCTCCCGTAAGGAGCACTCATGCCTCGCACGCCGAAACGCCTCGCGGGTCCCGCCCAAGTCGCCACGGGACCGGCCACGATCTACACGGTGCCCGCTGCGACGAAGACCGTCATTCGCTACATCCATGTGCAGAACCCAAGCGCATCGCCGGTGACGTTGACACTCTCGGTCGGGGCGGATGCGGTCGGGACGCGGTTCTATGCGGCCTACAGCATTCCCGCAGCCGGGGCCGGCGTGACCGGGTCGGTGATCGGCATCTGGCTCTACCTCGTGATGGAAGCTGCCGAAATTTTGCAGGCGGCGGCCGGGACGAATAACATTCTGACGATTATTGTCAACGGGGAAGAGAATACCCTCGGGTAGGTCGCGGGGTTCAATGCATGCTCCAGTGGTGCGCGCACTCTCACTCGTCAACCCGGTCCTCGTGACAGAACCGAGCGCTCCTATGGCCCTCTCGTCCGGCGCGCTGGAACAAAAAATCGAGGATGTCGCCCGCAATGCGGAAGAGGCGCACGGGCGGAACCATGAGCGCTTCGATGAACTCAAGAAGAAGGTCGACATTCTCGAGGCGACGGTCGGTGAACATGGGGCGCGCATTCTTGACCATGATCGGCGCATCTTGGAGCAAGTCGACCGCCTAGCGAATCAGGACCGGCGCCACAACGAAGAACGGCGGGCGCCGATGGAAGCCTCGCAGTTGCGCTTCTCCCCCCAGGTCGTGCTCTGGATCCTGATGGCCTGTGGGACGCTCGTCGCCGGGCCGTGGTTCATGAATCAGGGGCTTCGCAACGATGTGGCCTCGATTCTGACGACGATGAAGACGCAGCAGGAGATTGCGGATCGCGCGGATCAGCAGCGGGCCAGAGACATTGACGACCTGAAAAAGAATGAAGCGCTGCACGGGATCCAGATCAACAATCTCCGCGAAGAGATGATCGCCCTCAAAAGCAAAGGAGTCCGCTGATGCCTGACGACGAGCAGGAAGTATGTTGCGTACTCTCCATTTGCTGCGGGGGGACAGACGGTAAGCAACAGCGAGCGTTCGCGAGTTGGATCCGACGCCGCATCAGTGGCATGTCCAGCAATGACGCGCTCGCGGTGTCCACAGCCATTCTGGCCGGATGGGATCTCGCGCCGAAGGATTCGCTCTTGCAACTGAAACAGGAAATCGCGGCCTATGCGCGCGGCTTCCCGTATGAAGAGCATTGATGCCTGAGTCCTTCGAGTCGCCAACGGTTGTCCCGCCGCCGAATAACCTGCCCTACGTGATCGCCGTCGTGATCATGATGGGCCTAGGCGTGATCGGCGTGGTGACGATCGCCATCTTCCGCCCGCTGCAAGACAACACATTGATCATCACGACGCTGCTCGGCTTTTTGGCGCCGACGACCTTAAGTCTGTTGGCATTCATGAAGGCGCAGGAAACGCACTTGTCGGTCAACAGCCGCCTCGATGCGTTTATGCGAACCGCGACGTATGCCGCCCACGCGAAGGGCTTACTCGAAGGACGCGGCGAAGGCCGCACCTCGGCGGATCAACGGACGGATGTGCTCGCGGATCGAGCCAAACAAGAGTAAGGAGACCCGTCGATGTTAGTGCTCATCATCGTGTTGGTGCTACTCTTCGGCGGCGTGGGCTTCGGCTATGGCCCTCGGGCCGATTGGGGCGGGCCGCAGTATGGCGGACTGGTGGGCCTGCTCCTGATCATCCTGCTCATTCTCCTGCTCACGGGCAATCTCGGACATCTGAGGTAATCGCATGGTGAATACGCATTTTGTGCTCCTCGTGTTTGCGTTCGTGTTCTTCGTGCTTGGCGCGTTGCCCTATCCGCCATCCGAGCCGTATTGGAACCGATTGATCGCGGCAGGCTTGGCCTGTTGGGTCGCTTCACTGCTGTTCTAACACTGGAGGGTCTGTGAAAGTCGCGTTACGGGCGTTCAACGGCAAGATTGTCACGGCGTGGGATGAGTTCCAAGGCCAGCATCCGCTGATTGCGAATCGAGACGCCATTGGCCTCGGGGAAACCTTTGAATTGATCATGCTCGATGGGCCGACGCCGCCCGTGCCGCCGATCCCGCCGCCCGTGACGGGGGACATGATTCCGTTCGAGTCGGCGCAATGGACGGGCGGCGGCAACGTGACCGCATGGCCGATTACGACGACACTGAGCAAGGTTGAAACGCACGACAACGGCTTCGTCCTGACGTTTGGCCGCAAATACGACACGGTCGCTGTCCCTCGCTGGCCGGACATCGTGCCCGTGGGCTGGAGCGGGCCGGTGTATTACACGATCGCGCTCGGGGCGAAGCTGTCCGATGGCTGGCACGTCGCGGCGAGTTTGAATGTCTATTTCGATCAGGCGCTCCCGCTCGGCGGCAACATTCTGCTGCCGGTGCAATATCCGCAGAACCTCTGGTATCTCGATCCCGCCCTGAAGGCGCATACGCCCGAAGTCGGAGAACCGATCGCGGTGGGGGTCTTTGCCGGTGGGCTGCGCGGGATCAGTGCGGTCAGTGTGCGCGAGCGGTCCCAGATTGTGACGTTTCCCTATGCCACGACGGCGGCGGGGTATTCCTATTGAAGATGTGGCTTGCGTTGGTCGCGGTTGGCCTCGGCCTGCTCACCTTGCGGGTGCAGTCGCAGACGCCGACGCGCCGGGACAAGCTCGCGGTCGTGCTCTACAACTTCCAAGGCAACACCCAGACTGACAAGTATGGCGTGACGCAGCCGGTGACGTGGCTCGGAGATCAAGTCACGGCCGCGAACACCTACTTCGCGCGAGTCGCCCAATTCCTGCGGGACGATTCCTTCGGGCTTCGCACGATGGATGTCTTACCGGCTTACAGCGTCGTGCTCCCGCGCCCGGCTGGATCGGGCGGTGGGTGCCTCTGGAATCCCAATACGCTGGCGATCGGCACGGCGCTCAATCGGTGGATGGGCGGCGATGCCACCGTGGTCCCGCCCATTCCGCGTGTCGTTCCGGCCGATGTGACGGTCGTCTGGGCCGCCGCGCCGTGTGCCGGGGACAACATCATCGGCTGGTATCAGCATCCAGCCACGCCCAACGCCACGATCCATGTGCAGAACCAGGGGCCGAAGGTGTCCACGACGTATGGCCTCTGGCGGCTCGAGTTCTCGATGGGGTTTCCCTGGTATGGCGTGTTGCAATGCCGGGATGCGGCCGGGATGCTCGTGACCCTCTCGAGCAATTGCGCCGTGTGGCGGCCGTATACGGGGATCGGGATCGACCCGATGCCGACCGGCACCTTCTACGCGACGCCCAATCAGGTGCGCCATGCGCTCGGCTGGTTGACCGATGCGAATCGGCTCACCGTCAGTGGCTCGGGCACACATACCTTCGATCTGCCGCCGATGGAAACGAAGGTGGATGGGCCGATGTATGCGGAGATTCGGATCCCGGCAGGCAGCGCGATCCAGACCTACTCTGCCGAATGGCGGACGAAGATCGGCCTCGATGCCAACCTGCCCTTTGAGGGGCTGATGCTCCGTCGCGGGAACGATTCGCTGGACATGACGCCGCTGTCCAGCAAGCGCGATAACCCGGCGATGGTGGTGGGGCAAACGCTGATCCTTGCGCCCTCGACGGCGACGATTACGCTGGTATCGACTGAACCCGGCGTGAAGGCCACGGTCACGGTGGTGATCCCATGACGACGGATCGCCGCGGGTTTCTCGGGGGCGCCGGGGCGGTCGGCCTCGCGATGTCCTCCATTTTTGAGAAGGCCACGGTGGTGGTGGCGAAGGACACGGGCGGCACGACGCAGGCCATCACGCCGGGCTATACGATCGTGCTCGGAGACATCACCGCCGAGTTCAGAGGCAACGAGCTCAGCCCAAGTCGGATCAACGGGGTCAATTCGCTGATCCACCTCTCGAATCCGACCGTCAACGCCTTCGATGGGCCGGGGGGCTATGGCTGCGGGGGGATCAACTACGAGCACATCATGGCCGGCCACGACGATCCGCGCAATCAGTTCACGCCACGCTCGGGGCCGTTCATCCTGTCGGTGATTGGTCCGACGACGGTGCAGCTCGTGCGCCGCTGGCAAGATGAGCCGTGGCTCGTCGGCGCGGTCGTCACCTTTCACATGGTCGCGCCGCACTATATCGACGTGGACGTGCGATTGACGCCGCATGACGCTGGCCAGTTTGGGGCCACGCAATACGCGCTGTTCATGTTCGCGGACTACATGAGTCCAGTGATCGATACGGCGTTGCACTTCCGGGGTCTGACGGCGCTCGGCGCGCCGGAAACGTGGATCGCCGCGGACGCCACGCTCAATCCGAAGACGGGCCTCTACGACGCCTACAACACCGGCGGTAACTGGATCCATGAAACCGCCTTCCCGCTGACGGTCGAACCGAATCACTCAACGGCGATCTGTATTAATAGCTACACCTGGCCGCGCTACACGGTGCCGACGTATTACGGCCTCTCACGGCATGGCTTGGTCTATCAGGTGATGTTCGATCAAACGTGGAGTCCGGAGGGCGAGATTAGATTTACGCAGTTTCATTACAAATTGAAAAAGGATCCAGCCAATCCGAAGCCAGCGCTCGACTTTCAATACGTCATTCATCAGCCAGTGAGTGATCGGACCTACGGGTTCAAGATGCGGGCGCTGTGGAAACCGTTTGTCTCAGCCGTTGACTGCCTGAACGAATATGCGGACTGGAGAGCGACCCTGTGAGATCTCTGACGCTGACGTGCGTGCTGTTCATCCTCGGCGCCGGGGCGGTCGTCGCGGCCCAGAATCCCGACTCCTACACGATTCGGATCTACGTGGCCGGGGCACCAACGCCAGTCAGGACGACGACGATCACGGCCGCGCAAGTCGTGTGTAATCTTGTGCCGCCGACGGTGACGATTCCTGTCACCAATCCGTCAAAAATTGACTGGACGGATCTGGTGAATGCGGGCCGCGTCTGCCTGTGGACGGATCCGGGGACCGGGCCGCTCCTGACGCCGGGGCTGGCCTCGGGGAACTACGAAGCGACGCTGACGGCCACGAATACCGCCGGCACGAGCGCAGAAAGCAGCCCTCGCAGCCCTTTCGTCGTTGTCGCAATGCCGGCGGTCCCAACTGCCGTTAGAGTGCATCAGTGATCCCAGAGGAGACGATCTGCCCGTTTTGCGGCAGTGATGATCCCTCCATGATGGAGTCAGATGGCACCTTCATCGTGTGCCAGATTTGCTCGAGAAGTTGGGGTGTCGATCGCGTGATGGTCAAGCCATCTGAGCGAGATCAGGCGCGGCGACGTTTCAACGATCCGAGCGAAAAGACGAAACCGGGCGGGCGCTGACACGACCCGATACGACGCCACGCTGACCGTCGCCACGGCCAGTGACCCGAGCAGATCGACGCCGAAGTGCAGCCCGAGCAGAATCGTCGCCGCGCCCATCAGCAGATTGATCGGCAGCAGGATCGCGAACAGCCAGCGATGCCGGCGCACGCTCCAGGTGAACAGCCACGCCCACAACACATGCAGCGACGGAAACGAAATCAGCCCTTGCAGCGTGCCGTAGTGCAGGCCGTTGATCGGCTGACCGTTCTGGAGCTGTGCGAGCCAGCGGGCGATATGCGCGGTGTTGTAATACTCAGCGGGGGCGCCGGTCGGGACGAGGCCGAAGATGAGCACGCAGAGGAACGAGCAGAGCGTGGCGTGCCAGACGAGTTCCCACATCGCGGCCTTATCCTTGAGCACGACGCCTAAAAGCGCCGGCAGGATCAGCAGTTGCGGCGTCGTCTGTCCGTAGCCCCAGCCGAGCCAGTCGCAGATTTGTGGATAGTGGCCGATCCAGTGCGCGAGCCGAGGGACATCGAAGCGTAAGCCGTGCTCGAGCGCCAGCAGCGGCGTATCCATCAGCGGGCGGTTCCAGGTGACGACGACGTATTGCGCGGGGCCGGCGATCAGCGAGCCCGTGAGTATCAGCAGCATCGCGAGCAACACTTCGGCGATGCGCTGTTCGATGGCGCTGCGGCTCGGGCAGGACACCAGGCACAGCCACGGGATGCCATAGCCGAGCAGCAGCAGCCACCACAGCGGGCTACCGTCGAACGGGTGAAAGCCGATGCGCGGCCAGCAGGGGAGCGTCACGGCGGCGGCGAGCGCTTGTAGGCCGAGCAGGGAGAGGCTGACGCGGTGGATGCCGCCCCATTGGAGGTTGGTGCTCATGCGCTCCAGCATATGCGCGGATTCAGGGAAAGCGACAACAAAATAAATTTCATTTTGTGCTTGACGCACATTCGCGGATACGTGTAGTATCGGCGTATGAGTTCGATTGACATTCTGAAGCGGCTGGCTGCGCTGGTGGACAAGGCCGGTTCGCAAGTGAGCGCCGCGAAGTCTTTGGGCGTCTCAGCCAGTTATCTCAACGACGTAATTCACGCACGACGGGCACCGGGACCGAAGCTCCTCAAGGCGCTGAAGCTCCGATCGGTGACGCGGTATGAGGCTGGCGTATGACACAAAAAGAGCGGGCGGCGTTTCAAGAGTTGTTGCTGGCGGCGAAGATGGTCGTCAACATGCGTCCCTATGCGAACGATGGCTGTGTGCGCTTGCGGGTGGACGGCGACATTATGACGACAGTGGTAGCCGCCATCGAGCAGGCCGAATGTTCTCTGGAGATTTGGCATTGGGCGGGCGATGGTCGCTGTGCACGTAGTTATCGTGACACCGGCCGCACGCTCACCAAAGAGAAGGTGACGTGTTCAGAATGCCTCGAAGGGATCGCGTGATGACCGGCCTCATCGGCTTCTTCGCCGTCATCGGCGTGTTGGTAACGGGCCTCATCGTGGGCGTGCTGATCGGTCTCTCGGATCAACGGTGATGCAGACCAAACCGCCGCTGGTGTTTCCGCCCGTGATGGTCACAACCTTGGCCGATGAAAGAAGGGCTATTGTGCAGAGTCAACCCGCGACCATGGAGCAACAGTTTGCGGCCTCGCTCTTACTACGACAGTTGCTCCCGGCGGTGACACTGATCGGCGCACTGGTCCGCCATCAGTATCAGGGCGATCCGTTGCCCGACCTCGTCAAAGACGTGACGTTGGCGTGGGCGTCCGTCGCGAAGAACTTGCTCAATGACACTCATGTCAGCGTGACCGAGCTTCAAACGATCATGGTGGCGGCCGATCGGTTCCTTAAAGCCTGTGCAGGAGTGCAGCAATCATGACCACACACGACCGCATCATCAACGAACTGATGGACGCCCTCGACAAGATTCGCCGGGAAATCATTGTTCCGGTCCCGGTCGATGCGGCCCACCGCGTGCTCGGCATGGCCGACTATGCCATCAACCGTTGCAACGCGCAGCGCGAGCGCAACAGCGACGGCTATCTCGTCGTGAGGAACGGACAATGACACACATTCTAATCGAACAGCCCATTGGGTCCCTCGCCATGCCCGAATGCACCATCGACATGTTCGAAGCGGGCACGCTGACCATCTCCAGCACACGCACGGGCGAGATCGTGCAGATGGTCTATCCCGGCGAATGGCTGCACGCGACGGTCTACGACTTGGATGATTATCCGCTGTTCTGGTTCTCGCCTGACGAGGACGGCAAGCAGGAGGAAGATCCACAAGCGCCTGTCTTTGAGGACGAGCCAGAGCCAGCTAGAAAGCTCACATGCCAGGAACGTCTTGAGGCAATGGCCGACAACGGCACGGATACGTGGGCGGAGTATTACGACGAGTGTTAGACCGATTCATTCAGTTTCATCAGAGGTGACATGTGCCGAATATCAACGACAGTTTCCCGAGCAATTACCTGAAGGCGTCTGACCTCGGCGGTCGGCCAGTCGTGGTCACGATTCGGTCGGTGGAGTTTGAGCCGGTCGGCCGTGACCGTGAGATGAAGGCCGTTGTTTACTTTGTCGGCAAGCAGAAGGGCGTGGTCTTGAACAAGACGAACGCTCGGAAGATCACCGAGATCACCGGCTCAGCGCTGACGGAGGAGTGGGTGGGCAGTGCGATTACCATCTACCCGACCGAAACCGAGTTCGCCGGAGAGACCGTGGAGTGTATCCGCATCAAAGCGGTCAACAAGGCCGGCATGTCACGCATGACCCCGAATCCGAAGACGCCGCCTCCGCCGGTGGAAGTTGATCACACGGCAGACGTTGACGAAGACTCGATACCCTTCTGATCATGGGTTACAACAACGACGGCGCGGCGCGGATTTGCTTCGACATCGAGACGGCCCCTCTCGAAGATGCGGCCTCCTACATGGGCGATGTGACGGTGGACGCCCCGAGCAACTACAAAGATCCAATCAAGATTGCTGCGTATATCGCGGCGGCTCGCGCCGAGCAATTGGACCGATGCGCGCTCGACGTGGACCTCTGCCGCATCGTGGCGATTGGCTGGCAGTGCGAGACACGGGCACCAGAAGTCATGCTGAGCACGGCCGCGGCCGAAGCCGAGATGCTTGCCTTGTTCTGGATGACGGCCGGCGATCATCATCTGGTCGGGTTCAACTGTCTCGGCTTTGACCTCCCGGTGCTTTTGCGACGGTCGCTGTATTTGGGCGTGCGAGCTCCGCTGGTGCAGATCGACCGCTTCAAGCATCCTCGTGTCACGGACCTGATGGACGAACTGAGCTTCGCCGGCAAGCTCAAAGCCCGCAGTTTGGCGTTCTACACGAGACGGTTCGGGATCGATGTCCCTGATAGCGTCCAGGGGGCACAGATTGGCGCGCTGGTGGCCGCGGGCGAGTGGGACCAGGTCAAGAGCCATTGCCTCGCGGATGTGCAGCGGACGGCCTTTCTGGCGGCGCGGTTGGGCCATTTCACGATGATAACCGAAGCGCCAGAGGTGCTGTAGTGGCGAAGATGAGTCAGATCGACCGGGCAATACAGGCGTTGGAAGCGAAGCGACTCTCCATCGTGACTGCGCGTCAGAACGATGTGAGTGGGTTGGAAGTGGCGATAGAAGAACTGCGGCGCTTGCGAAAGCCTCAAGCCGCCAAGCGCCCGGCCAAAGGGCCGAAGCCGGAAGTGGTGGCGTCATGAGCGCCAAGTGGAGCAAAGCTCTCTGGTTCTGTGCGGCTTTCGCTGCGGGCAATTTCGTGTGGGCCGCTTTGGTGCCAGCACACGACTTCCATCGCGCATTCGAGTTGGCCTACTTCCAGACGATTGCCGTGGTGTTCTACGTCTGGCGCGTGCAGTGATGTTCACGCATGGCACAACCAGCGGCTACAGCAAGCGGGGCTGCCGGTGTGCGCTGTGCCGATCCGCCTGGGCCGCGAAACAGCGGCGGTATACCCAACGGCAACGGAAGGCCGTGCGGGTGGCGTGGTTATTGACGCCGGCGGCGGCTCGCGCTCGGGCGGTGCTGACTGAGCGCTTCTGGGGCGTGTGATGCCAAGTGGGACACCGAAACAGACGTGCGTCAGGGACGGCCTCAAGTTTCCGAGACATAAATTCGTGAAGGGGAACCCGCGTTGCTTACGGTGCGGAACTGAGCGGGTGCAGCGCCAGTCAGAGAAACGCTAATGGGTATCGACTATTCCCTGCTCGCCATTCCGAAGGGGCAGACCGGCGTCGAAGGCCGACGTGAGCGCCGACTCGACAATGACAAATTGGAGAAGGCGTGCCGCGAAGAAGTCTGGCGGCGCTATGGCCGGAAGTGCAGTATTCCCGGCTGTCGGGAACGGGCCGTGCATCAGCATCACATCGTTTACAGAAGTAAATCGAAGCGGCTGAAATATTCTCCAGAGAATCGTGCGCCGTTGTGTCAGACTCACCACGACCTCGAGCACGCAGGCAAGATCACGATTCACCCTCGGACGGCCGACGGCGAACTGATCATCACGGGCGATCGCAGATTTCTGGAGTTCAAGCTGTGATCCACTGGTTGCTGTTCCGCTGGCGCCGCTGGCAGGTGCGGCGCGAGATGAACCGACTCGATGCGCTCCGAGCGCTCGGCATTAAGTGAGGCTGACGATGGCACATAACGACCTGATGTTCACCGAGATCAGCGTGCAGATCGGCGGGAACGCGATCACGTTCGTCGGGGCCTTCAGCCTGCCGGATGTGCAGCCGATGATTGACAAATGGTTCGATGCGCTCAACCTGGGCGCGAGTGCGGCCCAAGAAGCGGCGATGGCCGCGCAACTGAAGGAGGCGGACGACAAACTCACAGCGGCGGTCGACGCAAACACCCCGTAACCGTTCACTTCACAAGGAGACAGACACATGCCCTCACCGATTCTCGATGATCTCGCCACCACCGTCACGAACACCACCACCGTCATGGCCTCGGCCACGGCCCTGATCAACGGCATTGCCGCGCGGATCCAGGCCGCTGTCGATCAGGCGCTCGCCAACGGCGCAACCGCGGCCGAACTCGCTCCGGTGCAAGCCGAAGCGGATGCCCTCAAGGCGTCCGCGGCGGACCTGAGCGCGGCGGTGGAAGCGAACACGCCGGGTGGCCCGACCGTTCGCAAAGCCAAGTAAGTGTGAGTGGGGGGCGGCGAGGGCATCTGGCGACTAAGGCGACCCGATGCGCGACACTTCCGTCGCGTGGAGACCCTCGCCGCCGTTCAAAGTATTGAAAGTTTAAGATGAACAGAGCGACCAGCAAGCGCATGACGAGCGGCACCGATCAAGAGGATCTGACGACCGGCAATGCGTGTTGGGAAACGCCGCCACTGGTGTTCAAGAAGCTCAATGAAGATTTCGGACCATTCGATCTCGATTTGACGGCCGACGCTCAGCGTCATCTGTGCGCTCGTTGGTTCGGTCCTGAGAGCAGTTGCGGCGAATCGGATGCACTCTCCGCGCCGTGGCACGACTTCGGCACGAATGGCTATTCAAATCCTCCCTATGGGCCGTTTATTCAGCCGTTGCTGTATCTGGCGAAGTCTCAAGCGCTGCGTCACGGATTCACGACGACGCTTTTGCTGCCCTTGCGCGTGACGAAAGCCTTCAAGGCGCATGTGCTGCGGATTGGCTCAGTGCTAGGTGCGAGCGATCTGCTGTTCTGTGATTCGCGCATCACGTTTTTCGAGGATGGCGTGCCGCGGCTGAATGAGAAGCGCTGGCGAGAAGACGGGAAAGCAATCGCGGATCCAGCGATGTTCGATTCCATCGTCGTGTGCTACCGGCCGGGAGCGATCACCTTCAACGTCGATACGTGGCACGTCCCAACCCATGTCACGGGAGCCGACCTCTTGCGAGCCGTTCAGCGCAGGCAGGCGCCGATCGATGCAGTGGAGGATCTATTCCATGCCACCGGTTGAACCGCGCCGCCCAATCACCCCTGCGGACATCCGCGTGATCCGCCCGCCGCGCGTGTGGAAAGAGAAAGATTTGTCGCGCACTGGGGACGATGGATGGACGCCACCGATCGCTTTACCGCAGCCACCGACTGAGATCATTCGTTGAAACCGTATTACCAGCAAGACGGGCAGACCATCTTTTTTGGCGATTGCCGCGAGGTGATCGACCAATGGGAAGGGCTGCGGACGCAATCGTTCGACCTCTTGCTGACTGATCCGCCGTATGGTCACGGTGAGCGCTGGTCGGGCGGCACATGGGCGTCTAACCCGATGTATGACGACGCGAAGGAATGGGACGCAGAGACGATCCCCGATGGCGACCTCATCAACCTGCTTCGGTTCGCGCCGTCTCAAATCGTGTGGGGCGGGAATTATTACCGAATGCCTCCGTCTCGTTGTTGGCTGGCGTGGGTCAAGTCGTCTCCAATGGACACGATGGCAGACTTTGAGTTGGCGTGGACGAACTTTGAACAGCCCGCCAAACTCTTTCGGGAGAATCGAAACCCTGACGGCAAGCGCTGGCATCCGACCCAGAAGCCAGAATCCGTCATGCGCTGGGCGCTCCTACAAGCCCCTGAGAGCGTCAAGACGGTGCTTGACCCGTTCATGGGCAGCGGGACCACGCTCGTGGCCTGTAAGCGCCTGGGGCGGTCCTGTGTGGGCATTGAGCGCGAGGAACGGTATTGCGAGATCGCCGCACGACGGTTGCAACAGGGTGCCTTGACCGCGATGTATGACGTTGAGCCAGAAGCCGCCGCCGCCGCGCGCCAGGCCCACCAGCGGGCCGAAGGGCATCAGCGGGAGCGCACGGAGCCAGCGTGAGTGAAGACGCGCCACAGGGCAACGTCGCCGTTGTGTTGGGCCATTGGGTGAAAGGGCTGTTCCGTCCCTTTCCGCATATTTGCCCGTGCGTGGACATGGAGCCGTCTGAGTGCGCGATCTGGGCGTGGTTGAAAGCGAAGGCGAAGCGATGCGCTTCCCGGTAGGGCATCAGCACGTCAAACCCGAGACCCGGCGGCTCTATCGGTGCCTCTACTGCTGGACCCGGGATCGCGATCCCGCCGATCTGCGGTTTCACGAGATGGTGTGCGACATGCGGCTGTGTGTCCAACGGTATTGGGCGCTCCGCATTGAGAAAGCGCGACAGCGGGAACAGGTTGAACAGAACGGCGAAATCGTGTAATCTGCGTGACAAATAGAAACGCCCCGGAGTTGCTGAGGCTCCGAGGCGGAATGCCAAGGACAAGTTGGCGATTCGGCGGTCGTTTTCCAAAGCGCCGCTGCCCGCCATTGTAACAAATCCTCCGACATTCGCAAGACCTCAACCGACCGCGCTTGGTCGCTCTCCAGAGACCCTGGAGCCGGCAGCGAGGCGGCCGTGAGACGCAACCGGGCCACTGTGGGATCGTGGCGCGCCCGGCGTTGAGTTCGTAGCGCGCGGCAACGCACGTCGCGGCCTGGGGCCGTTGAAAGCGCGCGCACTGCTGATGCGGGACTGTGCCTATATCGCATGGTGACGTGCATCGCGCAGGAGGACGGCCGTGCTTGGCTGCGCGGGATCCGTTCTCTGCCTTCGCGGTTCCCTGAAACCTGCTCGCATGGAGCGACAACAAGAGAGAAAGGATGCGGGAATGAACACGAAGATGTCGTATGTGAGTTGTAAGGTGACGCGAGATGATCTGGCGCTCATCAAAGGTGCAGCGAGAGTGCAGAACATCTCCACGTCAGAATTTGTGAAGCGCGCGCTCTTGAAAGAATTGACGCAGCAGTATGGACGCGAACCATATCCGTCGTTTGGGGGAAGCGACGTGATGAGCGGCGATGAGAGCCGGTCATGAGCGACGCGCCAGAAGCCGTGATTCTCGACACGTTCCGTGCGGCCTGGCGTGATCGCTATGGCTACGTCTGCTCCGTGCTCGTCTCCCCGCTGCAATTCATGGAGTTGTCGCAGCACGCGGACGCGCACGGGGCCGAGCTGCTGTGCCGAGCAATTGCCGCCTATTTCGAGACGGAGGATCAATTTCCTCGGAAGGCGCGGCATCCGCTCGGGTTGTGGCTCAAAGATCCGTTACGCTATCTGGCGATCGAGCCCGTGAAACGCCGCAGCGAATGCCCGCACATGCCGCCCTGTGAGCGATCCACTGAATGCACCCGGCGGATCATCAACGACGGCCGCCGCGCCCGCGGGGTGCCGCTGCTGGAGGCGGAACAGTAGCGCTTGACATACATTAGTTGAATGTATAAGATGGCGACTCGAAAGGGGCCAACGATGCAAGGTGTGACACTCGATACGATTGGCGGCGGGGCACTCTCAGAACTGTTCGATGCGGAACTGTCGCGGATCCTCTCAAACATCACGGATCCCAACACGGACACCACAACCAAGCGCGTGATGACGATCACGGTGAAATTCAAGCCGAATCGGGATCGGGATGTGGCGGATGTGGAACTCACCTGCGGCTCGAAGCTCGCTGGCATCATGACGGTCTCGACGCAACTGTTCATGGGGAAGCGCGACGGGAGACTGATCGCCGTAGAGAGCGACCCGCGTCAATCGAGCCTCTTTGATGAGGCGCGTCAATCGTTGGCGGCCGTGGCGACGTTCCAGAAAAAGGATGGTGACTGATGGATGGTCCTGCTGTGGAACAAATCGCCGGTCTGGCGCGCAAGCCGCAAGAGTTGGGCGGGTTTCTCTATCGCCCGAATGACTGGCTCGTTGAGGATCCGGCGTCGCTGGTGCGTCCTGGTCCAGTGGCGGCCGTGCTGGATGTCTGGTCGCTTGGGGCGCTGCGGGATTACCTGATCGCGAATCGTGACGGACTCGCGCTTGACACGTTGATCGTGCATGTGGTGAATCCGTCCGTTGTCATGGTGAGCGGGAAACTCTCTGAGCGTGCGCGCGTGCGGGAGTCTTATGTCAAGGCTAATGCGTCGAATCTGACTGACGGGTTTCTAGGCAAGTTCATGGCGCTCGAAGAATTTGTGATTGGCCTCCAGGTGCGGTTCGTGGACGCCGACGATCGCAAGCGTGTGCTGGCGCTGTTGAGCAATGTGAAGCACGAAACCGTGAAGACCGCGCTCGATGATGGCGTGACGCAAGTCGTGCAGGCGCGAGCGGGCGTGGCGCTGATTTCTGATGTCGCGGTGCCCAATCCCGTGCTTCTCACGCCGTTTCGCACGTTTCGCGACATCGTGCAGCCGTCCTCGCTGTTCGTGCTGCGGGTGAATCAAGGCAAGGCTGGCGGACTGCCAGAGGCTGGACTCTTCGAGGCGGATGGCGGCGCATGGCGATTACAAGCGATCGAACGCGTGCGAGAATGGCTCAGCAACGCATTACCTTCCGGCGTGTCGATTCTCGCGTAACAATGGCTCAGCGACAGATGCGACGGGTGCAAATGTATCTCACCGTCCCGCAACTGAAAGCCTTAAAAGCGCGGGCTAAGGGCACGGGCCTGTCTGTCGCAGAACTGATCCGTCGCGCCATTGATGCGGTCTATCCCGGCAAGCCCGCGAGCGCGTGAGATGACGTTTAACCTCGTGCCATCTTCAGATTTGACCCTCATCTTTGAGCGCGACGAGGTGCGAGAAGCCCTTGCTGGTCACTGTGCGAAGTCACACGGGGACGAGGGCGTGCAGCAATGCGAATATTGTCTGCGTCTCATCGTGATTTTGGGGCAAGCGATTGTCGAGTGGCTGGCGATCGTGGATCAGGACCGCGCCGGACGGATGCAGTCATGAGACACTGGGTGCCAGCTGAGACCGAACTTGTCTGTGGGGGCTGTCGCCAACCGATCCTGAAAGGCGAGGAGCATCAGCAAGTGCGCGTGCCGAACGTGAATGTGCCAGGATGGGTCTCAGGCGCGCGCCATCGCTGCCGCTCGTGCAGTGATGACTCTCCCGAGCTCCAGCGGGACGTGACCACGGTCCAGGCGCCGCTTGGTGTGGATTTCACGCGCTTACTCGATGTGGATACGCCGCTGACGCGAGACTGGAAGGCGTTGAAGGCGGGCGCGTTGTGAGAAGGGTTAAACTCGGAGTGATCGAATTTCATTCCAATGCCAAGCTTCGAGAGCGATTCTATGCCGTGCGGGACGATTTGACCGCGGCAGGCGCTATCGTGGATCTCTGGTTGATGGATATCGCTTCAGTGCTTAAAGAGCACGGCTACAAAATGACCGTGACAACTGACAAGCCGAAGCCTGTCCCGGCGTGGAAGCGATGAGAACCGGAGGCGCCAAGAAGCGCAGAGACGCCAATGAGCCGAGCATTGTCCAGGCGCTTCGGAAGATCGGGGCGCGTGTGGAGCGCATCTCAGGGCCGGACTTGCCGGATTTGCTTGTTGGTTTCCGCGGACAGTGGTATCCGCTTGAAGTGAAGACCGCGAAAGGCGGATCCACGAAGCGTCAGTGTCAAGCCTACGTAAAATATGGCACGTCAGAGTTGCTGTATCCTGTGGTGCGGTCAGTAGATGAAGCACTGGCTTTGGTGTTGCGATGACCGAGACCGATCGCGCGAGGTTGCTGCGAGACACGCTGTCGGATCTCGCGGACGCCTGCTATACGGAGGGCAGTTCTGCCTCGTGGCGACTGTGCGGAGTGTGCGATACGGAGCATCGACCCGAGAGCGCCTATCCTAGCGATCAAACCCACGCGAAAGGCTGTGCGGTGGACGCGGCCGAACGGGTATTGCGTCAAGTCGTGCGAGAGGCCGCCACGCCCGCCGAGCCGCCACACATCGTGTGTGAGCACGGCACCGCGATGGACGTGCACTGCTGCAACTGTCACTCCGGGTTCGTCTTCGATATGGCCCATGAGTGCCCGCCGTCGATGGATGATGCGATTGAGGCACTGCGGCTGATTCTCGCCGAGCCATTCGGATGCCCCTTCTGTGATTCGGGCACATTGCGGAACCCGACCAAGACGCATACCGAGACGTGCGGATTTGAGCGAGCGCGAACCCTTCTGGCCGCTGCGCTCCCACCCGCCGAGGAGCCACAGCCAAAGGTCGCAAAATAGATCGAAACAAAACAGGAGCGTGAGAGATGGGACAAGCATTCGACAGAGATGGGAACGTGCTCGGCGAGGCGTCAGGTGAGACCAAGCGGGCCGTGTTTGAGGAATTGAACAAGAAGCACCCCGACGCGGAAGCGATTCTCATTCGCACCTTACAGGAGAAAATGCGGGCTGGGCATGGCCTGGAAACTGATTCCGCTGAGCGAGTGCCGACAACTGGACGGCCCATTGACCGCATGGAGCAGTTCTTTCGCTTCGCGCATCTGCCGTCTCACCTCCAAGCGGTCAGCAAGCCGTTCGGAGAACTCGCCACGCACATCATCGCCACGCTTCCCAGTAATCCGGAACGGACGGTCGCGTTGCGAAAGTTGTTGGAAGCGAAGGATTGCGCGGTGCGGGCGCTGCTGTTCGAGGGCTAGATGTCGAAGCCTGATCCTCCCGCGCCCCGCCCAGACGCCGACGCCGTGCTAAGAGAGGCTGAGCAAGTGCTCCAGCAGTGGATCACCGTGAACGGTGACGCCCATTGGGATCGGTTGCGCATGTCATGGCGCACTGTGCTGGACGCCCTCGCCGCCGTCGAGCAGGCCCGAGCAGACGCCGAACGCGAACGAGATGAACTGCACGCCATCTGCTGCGATTACCTCAAGCACACTGGCCCGTTGTTCTTTCAGCCCTTTGGCCCCTGGTTCCGCGCCGCGCTCGCGAAGATGTAGTGCTTGACGCTTCCCCCTCCGTGCGCGCATACTCAGCCATCGCCACGAAACCTCTCTCTGAACGGGAACGGCGCTTTGTTGTGGCATTCGTCGGTTCTGCAGCTGGTAACGCGACGAAAGCTGCTGAACTGGCTGGCTATGCGAGCGTCAGCGCCGGCGTGCTCGGCCATCGGTTGTTAAAAAAAGATAATGTGCGGGTCGCGATTAGCCAGAAGGTGGAACGATCCGAGACGACGGCCATTGCCGATCGGCAAGAGCGCTTGGAGTTTCTTACGGGCGTCATCCGTGACACGGCGGCGCCGTTGTTCGCGCGATTGAAAGCTTGCGACCAAGCGGCCAAGATGCACGGCGAATATATCCAGCGCGTCGAACTTGGCTCGACGGATTTGCTCGACCTCCTCGTCGGCAAGGACGAACCCAAGCAGTTGACCGGGCGGGTGATGTGAGTCGCCACGAGTCCGCCGCGCAGAAACTCAAGCGGTGGGCGCTCGATCCGGTCGCCTTCGTCAAAGAAGAACTCCACGCGGAACCGGACGATTGGCAAGCCGACGCCCTTTCCCATTTCCCCACGGTGAAGCGGCTCGCGCTCAAGGCGGCGAAGGGCTGCGGGAAAACGACCCTGCTCGCGTGGTGCATCCTGAACTTCCTCTGCACGCGCCCTGAGTCCCAGATTGCCGCGATTTCCATCTCGGGCGACAACCTCCGTGATGGCCTCTGGAAAGAACTCGCGCTGTGGATGGGAAAGTCCCCGCTTTTGTCGGCGGCGTTCGACTGGCACAAAGAGCGCATTACCAACAAACTGCATCCTGGGACGTGGTGGGTGAGCGCGCGGCAGTGGTCGAAGAGTGCGGACGCGCAACAGCAGTCGGATGCCCTCGCCGGTCTGCATTCGCCCTACATGCTGTTTGTGATGGACGAAAGCGGCTCGATCCCGCAGGCGATTGCGGTCACGGCGGAAGCGGTGTTGGCGTCAGGTGTTGAGACGAAGGTGCTCCAGGCGGGCAACCCGACACAGCTAGAGGGACCGCTTTATACGGCTTGCACGACGCAGCGCGACCTCTGGTATGTCGTGGACGTGACCGGCGACCCGGATGATCCGAAGCGCGCCTCGCGCATTGACCTCGGGTGGGCGCAGCAGCAAGTGCTCACGTATGGCCGCGATAATCCGTGGGTCATGGTCAATGTGCTCGGGCAATTCCCGTCAGCCTCTCTCAATGCGCTCTTGGGTGTGGAGGAAGTCAATCAGGCGATGCGGCGGCATCTCCGCGAGGATCAATACGAATGGTCACAGCGGCGGCTTGGGGTCGATGTGGCGCGTTACGGGGATGACCGCACCGTGATTTTCCCGCGGTGGGGACTGGCGGCGTTCCGGCCGATGGTGCTTCGGCACGACCGGGGCACGTCCGTGTCGGTGGATATTGCCAATCGGGTGATGGCTGCGAAAGCCAAGTGGGGGAGCGAAGTCGAGTTCTTCGACGCCACGGGCGGTTGGGCCGCCGGTGCGGTAGACGTGATGCGTGCGGCGGGGCAGTCCCCGATCGACGTGCAGTTCGCAGCGCCGGCAGTTGACCCACGGTATGCGAACCGGCGGGCCGAAATCTGGTTCGCGATGGCGGAATGGGTGAAGCGCGGCGGGGCACTGCCGCCGATCCCTGAGATGGTGCCCGAACTCACGTCCCCGACGTATGCGTTTCATCGCGGAAAGTTCCTGCTCGAAGACAAGGACCAAGTCAAGAAACGCCTTGGCCGGTCTCCAGACTTGGCGGATGCCCTGGCGCTGACCTTCGGGTTGGTAGATATGCCCGCGACGGCCACTGGGCCGGGGGCGGCGCTCACGGCGCGCGCGCGACAGCAGCAGGCGACGGAGTTCGATCCGTATCGGCAGACGGAGGCGATCTATGCCGATCATTGACACGTCGACCAGCGCGGAAGACCTCATCGCGAGATTGCCGCCCCAGGTGCGCCCCGCGGCCCCAGGACGTAATCAACCGACCTCGGTGGACCCACTGAGCCTCGACTACATCAACGAGCAACTGGATGCCTTGTATCGCTCCTGGGGCATCACGCCGGGCGGGTCTGGAAGCGGGCCGATCGACAAGGGCTATTACGCCCAGAAGATTCTCGACACGGGCGGCTGGACCGACAAGACCACGAAGGGCGAGAATAACATCGGCTATTGGACCGGCCGGCTGCAGTCTGACTTGACCAAGGGCGGGTATACGCTCTCGTCCACGCCGGCGACCTCTGCGCCTTCAGCCACGATCCTTGGTGTGCCTGGCGCCCCTGATACGCTCGACACCATCGGGAACACGATCCCGCGGCAGGACTATCAGGATCCGAACTCACCAGGCGAAGCGCTGCAGCCGTATACGCCACCGACCGCACCGGCTGCGCCAGCGGGCCGGGTGCAGCCTCCGATTACTGATCCGGGCGGATCGTCGGCCGCGAAGGCCGCGCTCGATGCCGCGGCCAGACAGCGGAAGAAGTCGCAAGCCTTGGGGCGGCACACCACGATTCTCGGTGGGTTTGGGTCGGGGCATCCGTCCACGCGGATGGCCACGTTGTTGGGTTACTAGGTGGCGAATTACGCCAGTGGTCCGAACGGACTGACGAAGCGCGAGCGCTACAAGCGCCTGCAGCAATCCCTGTGGAACGAGCGCAGTTCGTTTGATGTCCACTGGAAGGAAATCGCCAACAACTTCTTTCCCGTCCGGCCGCGGTTCTCGCTGACCGACCGCAACAAGGGCGACCGCCGCAATCAGACCATCATTGACGAAACGGGCGTCTTCGCGCTCGATACGGCGAAGTCGGGCTTGCATGCGGGGATGACGAGTCCGAATCGTCCCTGGATGGCACTCTCGGTGCCCGACCCGGCGATGAACAAGCGCCCCGACGTGAAGCAGTGGCTCTTTGACGTGCAAGAGCGCATGCACATCGTTTTCCGTCTGAGCAATCTCTACAACGCCTTGCCGACGGTCTACGGCGACGTGCTGGCGTTCGCCACGGGCGCCCTCGGGATTCTGGAGGACACCGAGGATCTGTTTCGCGCCTATCCGTATCCGATCGGGAGCTACGCCCTCGGCATGGACAACCGCGGGCTGGTCGACACCTTCGTGCGCGAGTATCAGAAGACCATCGGGCAACTGGTCGAGCAATTCGGGGGACCGAACGGCCGCGAACTGAAGCGCGGCGACACACCCGACTGGTCGCGGTTCTCGCAAGAAGTCAAGAATCAGTGGGACCAAGGGCGCTACGATCAGAGCGTCGATGTCTGTTGGGTGGTGGAACCCAACCGCGACTATGAGCCGGATACCCTCGACCGCCGTGCGTTTCCGTTCATCTCCTGTCACTTCGAGAAGTCGTGCAGCGAGGATAAGACGCTGCGGGAGTCAGGCTTTCACGAGTTCCCGGTGATGGCGCCGCGCTGGTATGTCGACCCGGAAGACACCTACGGCACGTCCTGCCCGTGTATGAACGTCCTGAGTGCGGTGAAGCAGCTCCAGATTCAACAGAAGCGCAAGGGGCAGGCCATTGAGAAAATGGTCTTCCCGCCGACCCAGGGACCGTCGCATCTACGTTCACAGAATCCCTCGCTCCTACCCGGGTCGATCACCTACGTCGACACCGCCGCTGGGCAACACGGCTTGCGACCGATTCACGAGGTGAAGCCGGATATTCAGTATCTCGTGATGGACATCCAGCAGACACAGCAGCGGGTCAACAAGGGGCTGTTTGTCGACCTGTTCCTGATGCTGGCCTCGGATGATTCGCGCGGGGCGCAACCGCTCACCGCCCGCGAAGTGACGGAACGGCACGACGAAAAGATTCTCGCGCTGCTGCCGGCCTATGAGACCTTTAATGATCACCTGTTCGATCCGCTGGTCGATCGCACGTTTGCGATGATGCTGCGCGCGGGGCTGATTCCCGAACCGCCCGAGGAATTGCGCGGCGTCGAACTCGTCGTGGAATACACGTCCGTGCTCGCGCAGGCGATGAAGCTCGTGGGCGTGGTGAAGCTGGATCGGTTCATGAGCACGACCGCGGGCCTCGCGCAGATGTTTCCGGCGCTGCGGCACAAGATCAAGCCGAATGCCGTCGTCGATCAGTATGCGGACGGGCTGAGCGTCGACCCGTCGCTGGTGGCCTCGGATGATGAGGCAAACGCCGCGGCGCAGGCCGAGCAACAGGCGCTGCAGC